GTGCTCGGTGTGATGAGTGGATGACATTCCTCGACAGTATTTGGGGTAACAACCAGGAGATAAAGAACCAGCTTCAGGAGTTCATGGGCTACTGTCTGACCAGCGATACCAGCCTTCAGCGGTTCGCTATCTTCAACGGTAAATCTCGTGGTGGTAAGGGCACAATCACTCGGGTGCTGACGAATATGGTCGGTGAAGAGAACATGACTGCACCACCACTGAGCAACTTTATCAAGGACTCAGCGTTGCACGAAATGAGTCGCTCGTCACTGGCACTGGTGCCGGAAGCACAGGACTTGCACCCGAGCATTCGTGACAGTGTACTGACTAACTTCAAAGCCATCACTGGTGGTGACCCGATCAACTACCACGTCATGTATAAGGGTGGTCAGTCCAGCACGTTCAGTTGCAAGCTTGTCGTCAGCACCAACGGTATGCCCAGGTTCAATGACCCGTCAGGCGCACTGATGAACCGGGGACTGGTGTTTAAATTCACGAAGTCGTTCTTAGGCAAAGAGGACATTCACCTTGACGACAAGTTGGCTGCTGAGTTACCTGGAATCACCATGTGGGCGATTGAAGGTCTCCGCCGTCTTCGCACTAAGGGTCGCTTCACCGAATCGTCTGACAGCATCGAGCTGAAGGAAGAACTGAAGAAAGACATGTTCCCGTTGTCGGGGTATATCGAAGACTGCGTGAACATGGATAGCAACGGGTATGTGGTGATCGAGGATGCTTACCGCGCCTACCGTATCTGGGCATCATCCGAAGGCATCAAATCACCGATGAACAAGGTGACATTCAACCAGCTCATGCGTAACAGCGCCCTCGACATCACCTGTGACAAGACTGGCTACAAGGGGATGACCCTGAAGCCGATGATGGTTGCCGATAACGTCCTCCGGTTTGGCTCGTAAGACTTATTGTAAAAAACCTTTACACACGGTGAATCTGGGTATAGAGTTGTATTCAGATTCACCGACATTACTGAGGGATTGAGAGATGACACTGCGTGAGAAGATTTTTCGTCGCTATATTACTACTGTGAGACAGTTTCGCACTTGGACTGATGTACACAGGTATTTTGTGATTGAAGCAATGTACGAAAAATCAAAAGAAATAATGTTGTGACTTTGTAACAGTTAAACATTACTGAGAGGGTTGAGAGATGGACGAAAACGAATTTATGTTTAAAGGTAAAGCTTATATTTCTGCTCCAGAACCTGACAACTGTTGTTGTGAATGCAACCTTTTGCAGGAGTGTGGTCCAGATGGAATGGAAGGTGTTCCAGAATGTCAAGGGAACAAGCGAATTGACGGTCGAGACGTAATATTCGTGGAGAAACAGCCATGACCAACCGTGACTTCGTAAACACCAAAAAACCGTCAGCACTGAAAGTATTCTGGAATCGACACGGTGACTCCGTTCGTTTCTGGGTTATTGTCGGGCTGATAATTATGACCTCATCGGTGACTGTATGTTAATTAAATTACTGGTCATGCTGTTGGCTTTTCCGGTGCTGACCGTTTTATTTCTGGCTGGATTGGTGGTGTGGGGAGGTAAGTGATGACTGAACAAGAAGAACAGGAGGTGGTACTGTTATGTGAGTCAAAACCTTACGGTAGTACATCAGGTAGACCAAGAGAATTGGTTTATGGTGTAGCGGTGAACGACGCACCTTTTGTTATTAGTGCTTTTGTAAATGGAAGATATCAAAAGCACCCTGCTTATTCTCAGTGGAAAAGCATGATAGCGAGATGTTATTCTGAAAAAGAAAAAGCTAAGAGTGTCACATATGAAGAATGTACGTTGGACCCAGAATGGTTGAGTTTCATGAACTTTTATGGTTTCTGGAAAAATAAGTATAAATATTTATACCAAGTTGATAAAGATATCTTATTTGTAAACAACAAATTGTATTCACCTACTAAGTGCACAATGGTCCCATGTTGGGTGAATACAATAATAGGTGAGAAGAATAAAAAATCAAATTTACCGATTGGTGTAGTTTGGAGTAAAAACAGAGGAAAATTCATAGCTCAAATAACAACAGGTAGAAATTATAAAGGTATCGGTTACTATGATGACCCTGTCTCAGCGAATCACGCATGGTTCAAAGAAAAAATAAAGTACCTGAATAAAATGAAATCGGACTTGGATAGTATAGACCATAGATTATTTCACTCTCTGTTCTATAAGTTAGAGTGTCTGAGGGTAAAACATGACCAGTAAATATACTGATTACGGTTACGACATAGAATGTCTCAGTAATTTCTTCTCTATCATAATCACTCGTATTACCGACAGTTCGAGCTGGCGATTCATTATTACGCCATGGTGCAACCAGGGTAAGGAGCTGAACATATTCCTTACTCACCTGCGCAACTCCAATGGTCGAATGGTCGGCTTCAATAACCTCGCTTACGACTACCCGATGGTTCACATGATCATGAGCTATTCCGGTATGGTCAGTAATGAGATGCTTTACAGTAAATCTCAGTCCATCATCAACGCCGACTTTAACGACTGGTCTCACCAGATATGGGACGCTGACAGGTTCATTCCTCAGATTGACCTTCTCAAGATTCACCACTTTGATAACCAGGCCAAGCGGACGAGCCTGAAGATGCTTGAGTTCAATATGAGGATGGACTCTATCGAAGAACTCGAACTGGACTTCAACAAGCCGGTCAAACCTAGTGACACGCCGGTCGTGCTGGATTACAACGACCACGACGTTAACGCCACCAACCTGTTCTACGGCTTCAGCGTTAAAGAGATAGCTTTCCGTGAGCAACTGTCTGAGAAGTACGGCAAGGACTTCATGAATCACAATGACACCCGCATCGGGCAAGAGTTCTTTGTGATGGAGCTGGCGAAGAAGGGTATCAAGGCCGGTAAGTGGAACCAGACTTTCAGGTCCAGCATCCGGGTTTCTGACATTATCCTTCCCTACGTCCAGTTCGAGCGACCCGAGTTCAACGAAATCCTGAAGTTCTTCCGTGAGTCTGTTATCAACCCTGAACAAATCAAGGGATTCTTCAAGGGTGTGAGTTGCACCGTAGATGGTTTCCAGTTTGACTTCGGGGCCGGTGGTATCCACGGCTCGGTAAATCGTGAGGTTATCGTGCCTCCGGCTGGCTGGATACTCAAGGACTCGGACGTTAGCTCCTATTACCCGAACCTTGCAATCAAGAACAGGTTTTACCCGCTGCACCTGGGTGATGCATTCTGTGATGCTTACCTCGATGTCTATGAGCAGCGTAAGCAGTACCCGAAGAAGACCGCTGAAAACAACATGCTGAAGCTGGCTCTGAACGGTGTGTACGGTAAATCAAATGACAAACACAGTCCGTTCTATGATCCTCAGTACACCATGAGCATCACCATCAATGGTCAGCTCTTGCTCTGTATGCTTGCTGAACAACTCATGAAGATTCCAGAGCTGAAGATGGTTCAGATCAACACTGATGGTCTGACTTACCTCTATCCCGAGCAATATGACGCGCACGTTTCGTCTATCCACGCTTGGTGGGAGTCACTGACCCAGCTTGAGCTTGAACATGTAAATTACAGCCGTATGGCGGTGAGGGACGTAAATTCATATTTAGCGGTAACTCAACCATACCAAGGTAAAGACGGGAAGCTGGTTCCACCGAAGGTCAAGCGCATCGGTGCCTATGCCTACATCCGAGCCGAGGAAGATTCAGGAACCAGGGAGTTGCCTTGGCACAAAGACCACGGTGCTATCGTAGTGGCTAAGGCCGCTGAGGCTGCTCTGGTGCGAGGAGAAAATATCGAGTCATTCATCCGACGACACCTGACAGTCTGCCCACTCGACTTCATGCTGCGGACGAAGATAAACCGGAAAGACAAGCTGATTCTGGAAACTCCTGTGATGTGGGGTGACACGGTGGTCACCACCAGACAGCAGGAGCAGCAGCGAGTCACCAGGTATTACGTGAGCAAAGATGGGGGCTACCTCATCAAGCTCATGGACCCGACCGTCGACCAGGTGAAGAAGTGGAAGATGGGTAACCACTGGCGACACGTAACGACTGGTGCTCACAAGATGGCGAGCAAGCAACCGAGTAGCAGATGGGAGAAGTGTGAACCGCCGACACCCGAACCACCTATCCGCCGTACTGGGGTCGAGTCCGGTCACCGTGTCACCGTGTGCAATAAACTCGCCGGTCTCGATATGAGTAACGTTGATATTGGTTATTATGTGGAGCGAGCCCGTAAACTGGTCGATCCGCTTTTGATGGAAGTTGATAATTCAGATGAAGGAGAAGAGTGATGAGTAAACCTAGCTGGGATGATGCACCGAGTTGGGCTAATTATTTAGCTCAGAATGAGGATGGACAGTGGTTCTGGTATGAAAAGAAACCAGAAATCTCAGTAAACATGGGCTATTTTTACGCTACATATCCAGATAAACACGAGGAAGCTAGCTTTTCTGATGACTGGGAATGTAGTCTAGAAAAAAGATAATCTAATAACTAAAGGGGCACTGAGCCCCTTCTTTCTTACCAGAACACTTCTTCTTATCCAACAATATCAAAGTCATTCTTGTAATACCTACTATCGTAGTTTATCGCACTCACCGTGTTCGTCTCAGCACCGTTGTCGTCCATCTTAAACTCGATAGTCTCAGGGATAATAGCGATAGACTCCCTCAGTTGCTCGGATACCAACACGAACTTAGTCCTGTCCTGACTGTACCCATCATAAATAGCCTCAGCAGGAAGCTCACTGAGAGCAATGGTGAAGTCGTCTACCTGTGTGCACAGGATAGGGTCACTGTTGTCACCGTTGCTCTTAGTGAATGTGACGTAATGGTCCTCACCGTCTACAAACACAACTGGTTCAGATAACTCAACCAGCAGGCCGTTTACCTCCACCACCTCACCATCGAACACACGGTAGCCGTCAGTGCTGTCCGGTCTGACCACAAAACGAGTTCCGTCCGGTGAGTCGATCCGCTTGCCTGGGATAATGTTACGACCGAACTCATCGACATCAAAACTCACGTTGTATCGGCTGTAAATCTGCCGATTGTAGACTCGGTAAGCAAATTTATAAGCCTGCTCGCGGGTGATACAACCATTGAAGTCAATACGTTCTGGGTTCGTTGCTGACCGGTCCTCTGGTACATAGAATGTCTCACTGACACCACTTATCTCGTCGCGCCAGGTGACTTCCACACCATCGTGTTCACGCTCGAATACATCCTCTCTGACCTCAGTACCAGGCATTTTATTGCGACAGGTGATCTGCGTTGATGATTTGTTCTGTGTGCGCTCAAACGATAAGTCGTAGACGCCATTCTGCACATACGGCTTTGACATCACTACCTGAGCGACCTGGACAAAACTGTCCTGATACGTGACCTGTGTGTCATCGAAGTCATAGCCGAAACGGACAGCATTCGGTGAACCGAAGTAGTCTTCTATCTGCTGAGAGAGCAATAACCAGCCGTCAGCGTTGATATTCTCCAGTGACTGACGCCCGATGAACGGGTCAAGTGACATGTGGATTAGTACCTGAGCAAAGTTATCCGTTGCAAATGACTCAGTTGGTCCGAACACTCCGTTACCTTGGTATTCCGTGACCAGACGAATAACGTCTACGTTCTGCTTGCGCTCTTTAATCAACCGGGACTGGGAGTTACTCGGGATTACAACGTGAGCAAGGGTAACGTCACCAAGGTCAAGACCACTGACGTTCTCGAAAGAGTAGAAGTCACGCCACTCAACGATGTCAACGTTACTCACCTTGTCACCCTTGTCTCGGTTTGTCGTCCGTCTTGCTGACACCCTGCTTTTCTCGTAACTCAGCGCGATACGTTTGGTTTGGAATACTGATTTACGGGTACTGTTGTTACTCTCATAAACAACAGGGTAAATAGTGCTGTTTCCAGTGGGTGTACCTGAGCTATCTAACTCTTCAACGAATACCTCGATGTTTGCGGATATCCGAGTCTCTTTATTCTCGACCAATTTATAAAAACCATTCGCGCTGACGAAATTAAGAATGATCTCATCTGCGTCAGCAGGTACGTTAAATGGCCCGATATATCCGTCAAATGGTTTTGCCGCAAGAGGTGTTGCTGTAGACACGGCGGTGTTAACCATCAATGTTCCTTCTGTGTCTGAATACCAGGTACTGGTATAAATCAAGCTGTCTGTTGTATAAAAATCAACCCCTACTTGACCATAAATATGCGCATATTTTTCAGGAACAACGTACCCACTCATAGCAGCCCATGCAGCAACGACTTCTGCTGGCGCATCAGGTGGTACGGATATGGTGAGAGTGGTGCTGGTAACGTCCGTCACAGTGTATTGAACTTGACCAAGGTCAACGACATCTTGCCCACCGTCAAAGGTGTGACCAGAAGGAACCGTTGCACTATAGAGTGTCTTACTTGTGGCCGGCCCGAGGTAATAAAAATCAGTGAGTTCGACCAATAACCCTACAGTAAAACTCTCGGTCATCGAGAAGCCTTCTGGTGATTCTGTCAGTGTCAACGTGGTTCCTGTGATGGACCATTTTGCACCAAGAGAATTATCGAGGTCGTTTGGTGGGAGTAACTCCGCAGGGTTCAGATCATTGGATTGACGATAAATACCGATCTTCTCATTGATGTCTGAACCAATCTGGAATGACGGTGCACCATTACCCGGCCAAGTACCAGGCTCATATTTACTGAGTTGTGCATTCGGAATGTCGATAAGTCTGGTGTTACCATCATACCACCGGTCTTCCCAAGTCTGATACCGGCCACGACCGAGACACAGTAGTAGCACCTCTGTCTCTTCGTTATTCACTCCGACACGGTATGGCACTTGCCAAAGCGGGGGCATGTGTTTTGCCACGTAACCAAAAATATCGTCGATCCGCTGCCCAACCCTCGCCTCATTCTGTGTTGACCCCAATGAGTTGGTTGCGGACTTCTGGCTGTTGTTACCTTGGTCAGGTATGGATACAGATGGTGCGAGCAAAACCGTAGCAACAGCGGCTACTATCGCTATCACAGCGTATACCCACATGTCAGGAGTGCGGGGTAATTTACTATCGTGAGTGATAGCTACCACACCGTCGGAGATGTCAAGATACTCGTCGTTTAATTCCTCACCGAGGACTTCCATACTGAAGAATCGAAGGTCAAGAATCTCGTCGCGAGTAAAAAAGTTAGAACGAATAAAATCAATCACTCGCTCATGTATGTGCTCTGTGAACTCCCCAGTCAGGGGGTCTTTGTAGTATCGGATGGTGACCATACCCAGTATGTAACCTCATCATAGTTTCTGTTGATTACGCCTATGTCCCAGTGTACCACCGACCCATGTTTTGTCCCTATCTTGTAGTTGTGATAGACACCATAATCGGCATAGACACCGATATGACGGTCACCACCGATAGTCATTAGAACCAGGCAATTATCGGCCGGGGTCTGTACTCTGGTGAAGTGTTTCCTCATCCAGACCAAAAAAGAGAGTTCGAAAACCCCCTCCTTCGGTATCTCTATCCCGAGTCGTTGATACCACTCAGCCACGAAGTGAGCACAATTGTAGTGCTTCAAATCGTAGTGTTTACCAATCATAGAAAACCTTTCGTCATCGGTACCCTGGTCACTGTGCAAACCTCACCAGTGGCGCTCTGATTCGCCGGTTTGGTGGTCACGTTGAACAAAGCACCTCTATCGTCGCGACGCATCTTTCGGATGGGAAGTCTGATGGGTGGTTGCTTGATCTGACTGATATCACCATTCCGATAGAGGATATACCCACGAGAAGTAAACACGGGAAGTTCATCACCATGAATGTCAGGGTCATATCTCGACTGCTCTGATGCGATAATATCGTTTACCTGTTGGATAACGATATTGCGCTCATAATTCAGGTCAGCATTACTGCTCGACTGGTCAAGACTCATTGGTGCATAAGTAGCGACAATTGTCTGACCTGTCTCCAGTGTTACCTCGATATTGTCCGTCACTTGTCGCTGAAGGTAATAAGTCTTAGTGAACCAGCTAGCCGACAATTCGATTACCTCGATTGTCTCCTTGCTAACTGGTGCACTAGCATATATTTCTCTGATCTCTTCGTCAGTCATTGGTCGGCCATCCTTGTGTCATGGTTCCGAACATATCGAGATACTCACATAGGTCATCACCAATACACTGGTAGAGAGGGTACACAATCCCGTCAAGACATTCATCACGAGCACTAAATATCTCAAGCTGGACGGTAACTGTTCCTCTCAGTGCGTTTACCTCAACATGATTCCAGTCTGTCAGTGCTTGCACCACATACGGTTCAACCAGCGGGCGGTCGGCTGACAAGTGGCAGACCCACCGCCTACCTTCGTTCGCATTAATGAACATCTGGATGTAATCCTGCATAGCAGGAGACCTAAGATAAAACGTAGCTTGAGCAAGATGAGTGGTGCCGTAATACTTCTTCCGTTGGCGGCTGGCACCACCGGATACGTCTGAGCGGATAACCCCGCCTTGGCGCGTCCTGGTGAACCCCTCTACGAGAGGAACAACCGGCTTACCTCCGTAGAATAGGGTTTCAAGGTCACTGATGTCCCCTTTTGTCGCCATTAGTATTTACCTTTTACACTGAAGTTATTTTTCAGTTGTTTAGTTGATTTACTGTTCCTGTTACCCAGCACACTAGAAACACCGCTGTCAATGTTTTGATTAAACACTTTTTCAGCAATAATTTTAACGGTGTTTTCATCAATTCGTTCTTCTCGGTAAGTGGCACCGTCAATTTTATTCTCGATTGTGATACTAACACTACCTCCACCGTTATTCATCATCGCTGCCGTTTCTTCACGAGACGTCACCCTGGCTGGCCCCTTAACCATCACCCCGTTCACCAGCTCATCACCGTATTCAGCCACGATACCGCTTTGCCCTGCTGGTATGGTGCCACCATTATCGAACGTACCAGCAAACGTGGTACCCATAATGGCACCTGCTTGCGCTGCACCAAGGGCTGTACCAGTTGCGATCATAGCGGGGGCTGCCAGCGGGAACATCGCAGCGAGCTTGGAACCAAGTGTGATGCCATTAATGAATGCTTCCGCTGCGGCAATGGATTGCATGATGATGAACATACCTTTCTGGAAGGCATTCATCTCAGCAGTCTTAGCTTTTACGTCATCTACACCGGTACTCATGAGGTCAACTGTTGAAGACATTACCATCGCGGCAGACGCTACAGACTGTAATTGCGCCTGATACAGCGCTGTCTGTAGATCCTCCATCGCTCTGGTGTGTCGTTCTTCCTCACTCTCCTTGAGTGCGTTTATTCGTTGCTGTTCAGATAACTCGTTTGCCTGAGCCTGCTGTACCTCAAGGTTGTACTGAGTTTCAGACATCTTACCGTTGTCACGAGCTTGCCGTAACGAGGTGATATGACGTTGAGTTTCAGCTTCAATCTGAGCGTTCTGCTGAGTGAGGACCCGAACATTTGCTTCATAACGAGATGTTTCGTCATCGACACCAGGTATGAGTTTCTTCTGACCTTTCTCAATTTGACGACGAGCTTTTTCTCGACGTTCGAATTCACGGATTTGTTTATCCGTTTCTTTTGTGAGTTGGTCAGTTCTCCACTGTTCAAGCGCAGAATAAGCTTGGTCAGTTCTCTTATCTGTACCTTCATACCTAACGTAATCGTCAATTATTGCTTTACGACGGTTATACTCTTCCTCTGTCGTTTCAGTCTGCTTAATCAGTGAAAGAGTCTCAGCCTGGAAAGCACGTTCACGTTGTTGTGATATTCTCTTTGACTCAGCAGCAGCGGATTTCTCTGCTTTTTCTCCATCTTTAATTGCTTTCTCACGAGCTTTCAGTGCGTCGTGTTCGTTGTAGTAAGTGTCGATTGCAGCAAGAACAGATTTACGCTGCTCGTCGGTAGCGTCTGAACCAAGTTCGGTTGTTGCATTTATCTTGGCTTGTTCTCTGTCGGTTTTTCCGAGCAGTGTTATTTTAAGACCGTAACTCTTTAACAGTTTCTCAGTTTCTTCTCGTGCTTTCTTGGTCTTCTCAATGTTTTCCGTCTCGGAACGAGTCAGGGTATCAAGATATCCTTCTTGAGTGGTGATAGAGTCAGTAAGTTGCTCACGCTGTGACGTTAACTCTAATAACTGTTTTAACTCTCGCTCACTCAGTTCAACACCAGACTTCTGTTTATCCTGCAAAAAACCGAGTCGACTAATAGTGTCGAGTTCGACCAGTCGTTTCTGGTCATCTTGGATTTTTTTGCGCAACTCAATGGCCGCGAGTTCTTTGGTCGCCTTACCGAGCTTGTCTACTTTCTGGATAAGTTTGTCGATCTCTTCCCCGGCAACACCCATGGAGTTAACCAGGGC